GGTTGGAAGTCTCAAATGGTAGTTCTGTGATGTCGCGACTTGAGAAATACGACACCTTGGGAGCGCCAGCGGTGTCGCGGGGGCATTGACATGCCGTATCCGGCTCAAATGCGACACCAATGAGCGGCACCAAGGACAGGGCATTCGCTGGCGTGCTGAAGGCGTATGCCAGCAGTGCGGGGATCTCGCTGCGCACGGCACAGAGGCACGCCAAAGGACAGACCGCAGACTGGAAGCGCTTCAGCCAGGCGACGATGGTGTCGGCGGTCAGCCGTTCAGCATCGGAACCGATGACGCAGGTCGAGGTGCAGGTGCTCGCCCATGCATCACCGCTGGCCCCACCGCCACCACCGGCTGCTGTGCAGCGCGGCGGTGATGACCTGGCTGAGCCGGAGCGCATGCTGGCAGCGGCATGGTCCCTTTGGGCTGAACACTTCAACATGTGGCAGCGGTGCCTGGGTGGGTATGAGAAAACAACCGGCCGCGCCCTGCCGCGTGACGATGCCATGGCTTGCGTGCATGCCTCGATGCTCATCAAGCTCCGCGCCGATTACGACAAGGCCTTGCAAAAGCACACCCAGTGGCAGATCGATCAGCGGCGTCTGATTCCGGCCAATGAGTTCCACGCCTTCCGTTCCGGCTTCCTCATTCCGCTTCGGAACATGCTTTCGAACATGCCGGCCGAGCAAGCCGCCCTGGTGAACCCCACCAACCAGCAGCAGGCCATCCGAGGTGCCACCGAGTATCTCATTAATCGCCTCTACCCACAGATCCAGCAGTGCATCGAGGGGCTCGACCACCTCATGCCATCGATGCGCGCCGCATGAGTTCACGCATTGCCACCTTCCTCCGCGAGGACTTCTCCTTCAGTCAGGCACCACCCGTCACCGACTGGTGTGAGCAAAACATCGTCCTGCCCGCGAAGATGGCCCCCGCATCCTCCGGGCCATTCAGCGTGCGCCGTCGGCCATTCATGCGCAGCATCCTTGAGTGCGGGCATCCCCAGTCCGGTGTGCGCTCACTCACCCTCACGGCCGGCTCACAGGTCGGCAAGACCACCTGCTGCATTCTCATCCTCGCCTATCGCATCCCGCACAGCCCCATGCCCACACTCATCCTGGGGAATTCCGAGGACTGGCTGCGCGTCGAGATCTCCGAGAAAAGGCTCGGCGCATTGATCGAAGAGAATCATGCGCTGCGCATCCACAAGCCCTTTGATCCCGCCAAATTCCGCAAGCTCGCCATGGAAATGTCCGGTGGCTTCATCGTGTTTGAGGGCATCAATTCCGACACCTCCACGAGCGGCAGCACACAGGGCATCGTCTACATCTGCGAAGCCGCGAAGGTCGTCCAGCACCAGCGTGATCAGGCACCCGAGGCCCATCCCATCAAGCTCGCCTTCGAGCGCACCAAAGAATTCCGTGGCCTTGAGCTCCAGCTCATGGACTTCACGCCGAACACCCCGCACCACATCGCCTGGCAGACCTACGAGCGCGGCACCCAGACCCACTTCCATGTGCCATGCCCTCACTGCGGCCACCACTTCCCGTTTGAGTTTGAAGTCAAAAAAACCGCCTCTGCCGATGAGGATCTTGAGGACATCCTCGAAGCCGAGCAAGAGCGTGCCAGCTCAGACTCCTACCGCTCGCTCATCTGGTCGCCCAATGCCCGGCGTGTCGATGGCTCATGGGACATCGAAAAAGTCCGTGCCACCGTCCGCTACGTCTGCCCCAAGAATGGCTGCCTCATCACCGATGAAGCCAAGCCCGCCATGATCGATGCCTACCAAGAAGTGCATCACAACCTGAACGCGCCGCTATCCGATCGCAGCTTCCGCATCCCCAGCTTCTATGCGCCCAAGGTCACCTTCGGCGACATGGCCAAAGAGTTCCTTGAAAAGGGCGACCTCATCACCACCGGCCTCCAGAATTATTACAATTCATGGCTCGCACTCCCCTGGTCCGCCCTCGCCTACAACGTCACCGAGAAACACATCCTCAGCCTCAAAGGCGTCTATGCCCGGCGCATCCTGCCCACCCGCCCGCGCATGCTCGTGCTCACCGCCGACCCTGGTGAGAAGGCCACCCACTGGTCCGTCTGCGCCATCATGCCAGACATGAGCATCCTCTACATCGACTGGGGCAGCCTCATCTCCGAGCGCGATCTCATCTCCGCCGCCTTCCTTTCCACCCTGCGTTATTACATCGCAGGCACCACCGAGTTCATAATACCGCAGCTCGGCTACATCGACACAGGCTGGGCCACTGAGGAATGCTACGACATCTGCGAAAGATCCGGCGGATTCTTCTGGCCCGTCAAAGGCAATGACGCCGCCGTCGGCACATGGAACGAAACCCGCGCCGCCTCACGGCCTAACCTAAAGCTCTACACCTACAGCGACACCCAGCTGAAGGATGAGTTCTACGGCCGCCGCATCCAACGAAAAAAAGGCCCACCCATCGTCCTGCCGGAAGACGCCGACTTCGATCTCCTGCAAGGACTCAGCGGTCAGCAAAAAGACCGCCAGACTGGCAAGTGGAAACGAGTCGCCCAGGATCACCTTGGCGACTGCGGCAAGTATGCCCTGCTCGCCAGCCAGATCGCCCGTGCCTCCGGCTTTTTATGAACGAATCCAAACCACCCGTCAACAAAAGCGAATTAGCCGCCGTCTTGAGCGATGCCTTTGCCGCGGATCTGACTGTGGAAAAAACAGCCGTCGTGATGTCCCGCGATCAATACCAGATCACCGGCTTTGTCCTTTGCCATCCTGTAAGTGGCCGCAGGTGTATCGTGGAAATGTCCGCAGTTCGATGGCTGACCAAAGAAGAGTCCTGGTGGCTGATGCACATCAGCAAAGATCTGCCGACAACAAGGAGTGAACCCACTGAGAATTGACACCGCCTTCCCGCGTGATGGCCACCGTCAATATCTCCGACCTCACCAGCGACTATCTTTTCGAGGCGCGGCTGCGTTACGACACCGACCTCACCGCCCAGTTCAACTGGCTGCGTGATCTCTACCTTGAGTCCGCCGCTGATCGCTCGGGTGAGGAAGTCACCAGCCTGTCCTTTGTCGGCTCCAGTCACTCCGCCCAGTTCCGCGCCTCCACTCCTGAAGACCGCCGCGCCGCCCTGCGCGCCGCCATCGAGTCCGTGGAAGCCCTGCAAGCCGGAGCCACCGCCAGTCAATTTTCCAAACCCTTCGGCTTCCGTTTTGACGGAGCCCCCGCTGCCGTCCTCGGCTGATCCACCCCATGGCAAAAAAACGCGCGTCAAAAAGTAGCATCACCGGCACCAAGCAAGCCGCAGGTCCGGTCAATGCTGCACTGCCCACCAGCACCGGCACCTATCGCGTGCTGCCCACCTACCAGCCCTGGAGCAGCAAGCAGCTCGATACCATGTCCCGCTCGCGTGACCGCGTCCAGATCAGCCGCTTCCTGCAGGAGAAGATCCCCGTCGTCAGCTACTGCATCAGCGGCCTGCCGAAGGAAGCCGTGGGCAAAGGCATCGGCCTCAAGTCCTGCTCATCCAGTCCCGAGTTCAAAGCCGCAGCCACCGCCCTCTATCAATCATGGGCCGACTCCCGCGCCGTCGATCTGCGCAAAGAAGGCACCCTCGCCGATCTGCAATCACGCTGGCTCGCCGCCTGTCTGGGTGATGGCGAAATCTTCCTGCAAAAAGTCGCCGACATCAGCGACATCGCCCTCAGCTGGTCCCTCACGGACAAGTCACGCCGCCGCCTACAAGTGCAGACACTCACCCGCGACCAGCTCACCAGCAACAACCTCAGCACCACCGAAGCCAAAGAAGGCCGCTGGATCGACGGTCTCCAATACAACGCCCTCGATCAGCTCATCAAGCTGCGCGTCCGTCTTGATGATTCCCTTGGTTATGCACCTTCAGCCAAGACGCTCGACCTCTCCGCTGCCAATGTATTCCAGCTGAAAGTGCAGGCCCGCTTCAACGAATACCACGGCAGTCCCATCATCTTCCGCAGCAATGAAGACCTGCTTGATGTGCTCGACCTCAAAGCCATCCGCAAGCACAGCGCCAAGATCCGCAGCGCCCTGCTCGGAGCCACCACCACGCGCGATGGCAAAGTGCCCAATGCCATGCAGCAAGCTATGGCCGCCGAAAAGCTCGGCACGCCCGCAGCAGATACTGGCAAGCGCTTCATGGAGATCGCCGACGGTGCCGTCATGATCCCGCTCGCCGATGGTGAGACCATGAACTTCTTCCAGGGTGGAGAGGCCATCCCCTTCAAGACCATCCTTGAAGAGCTCACCCACCCCTTCGTCTTTGGCCTCGGTTATCCCATCGAGTGGATCTTTGGCATGGGTAGCCTCGGTGGCACCGCCTTCCGTGGGGTCATTGAAAAGGTCAAGCGTGCGCATGAGAACCTCCGCTGCATGCTCTATCCGCTCCTTCAGTGGACGTGGGAATGGGTCATCGCTGATGCCATGCAGCCCGGCGGATCTCTGTATCAGTTCGCCACCGTCGAGGACTGGAACCAAGTCGACTTTGTCTGTGACCCCGATCCCTCCGTCGATCTCGGGCGTGATCATCGCGCCGACATGGAGCGCCTGCGCGCCAATGCTGAGACCATGGAGGACTTCATCGAGCGCCGCACCGGCGGCAGTGGTCTCGCCGTGCGCCAGGCGCGCATCCTTGAAAAGCTCGGTGATGTCCAGTTCGCTCTCGCCAATCGCGGAGAGATCCCAGCCAGCATCGCCACCCTGCTCGCCATCGACCCCGCCCATCTTCAGGCCATGGCCGGCATGGCAGGCACCCTGTCACCCGATGACATCGCCGCCGAGCTCGCCGCCATCGATACCGACGCAGCTTCCAGTTAGGCCACGCCTTCATCCTTCAGCCTTCACTCCTTCATCCTTTCCCCGGGTGATTGACACCCGGCAGCGTGCATGCCTTCCTGGTTCAACTTCCGCGCCGCTGCCAATGACTCCCTCACCATCGACATCACCGATGAGATCGGATGCTGGGGCGTCTCCGCCAAAGCCTTCGCCGATGCGCTCAAAGCAGCAGGCCAGCCCAAGACCATCGAGCTCAATCTCGACAGCCCTGGTGGCGACTGCTGTGACGGCTTCACCATTTACGATGCCCTGAAAAACTGTGGGGCTGAAGTCACCGTCAACATCACCGGCATGGCCGCATCCATGGCCAGCGTCATCATGCTCGCCGGGCAGACCATCAATATCGCCGAGAACGGCCGCGTCATGATCCACCGCGTCACCGCCGGAGCCATGGGCAATGCTGACGAGCTCGACGCCGCTGCCAAGATCGCCGCGCAGTTCGAGGACCGCATCGTCGCCCTTTACGTCGCCCGCACTGGCCAGAAAGAAGCCACCATCCGCGACTGGATGAAATCGCAGCAGGGCACCTGGTTCTTCGGGCAGGATGCCATCGATGCCGGATTCGCAGATGCCCTCATCACAGGCACCAAGGCCAAGGCCTTCAAGGCCCAGTGGTCCCATCTCTTCACCATGCTGCCTGCTGCTTTGTTTGACACCGCCGCGCCAGCAGTCGCATCACGCGTCCCTGACCCATCCCCCATGAAAGCCCTCCTCGCCCTCGCCTCCCTGGTCGGCATCACCGTCAAAGGTGATGAGACTGAAGACCAACTCGCCGACCTCGTCGCCGCCTACAAGCCCGCGCCGCCCAAGGTCGAGATGAACCTCGAAGATCCTGAAACCAAAAAGCTCTTCGATGACGCCGTCGCCGCAGGCTGCGCCGCCCTCAAGACCGAGTTCACTGGCGAGATCGCCAAGCTCACCGCCCTCCTGAAAAACGGAGCCGCAGCATCTGCCGCCGCTGGTGCCCCAGTCGCCGGTGCCGCTCCTGCCGCCGGGCAAAAAACCCTCACTCATGCCGAGTTCCGCGCCCTCAGCCATCCTGATCGCAATGCCTTCATGCGCGCCGGTGGCAAGCTCGTCGACGCCTAACCATTGACACTCACACTCTCCCGAATTCTCACCCCTTAAAACTCACCAAATATGTCGAACGATATCTCTCTCACCGGTCTCACCGAACTCGTCTACGCCACCCGCGACCAAGTCGCGCGTGAAGCCACCGGCTTCATCCAGGGTGTCACCATCAACTCCAGCGATGTGGGCGTCTCCATCGGTGGCACGGTCAACAGCTTCCGCAGCACCGCACCGACACTGAACACCAGCTACACGCCCGCCATGACGGTGCCTGCGGCTTCTGACATCACCACCGCCACGGACACCATGACCATCGGTCAGGTCGCCAACGTGCAGATCCCGCTCAAGGGTGAGCTCGTCCGCCAGCTGAATAACACCGCCGGTGCCGCTGCCTTCCAGAGCCTGATCGCTCAGGGTATCCGCACGATCGTGAATGCCATCGAGGCGCGCATCGGTGTCGTCGCCAAGAACGCCATCAGCCGTGCCGTCGGCACCGCTGGCACCACACCATTCGCCAGCAATGCCGACCTGGTCGCCACCATGCGCCAGATCCTGCAGGACAATGGTTGCCCACTGTCTGACGGTGAGCTCTCACTCGTCATCAACTCCGCCGCCGGAGCCAAGATGCGCAACCTGTCCAACCTTTACAAGGTGAACGAAGCTGGCAGTGACAACCTGCTCCGCCGTGGTGAGTTGCTCAACCTGCACAACTTCTCCATCCGTGAGAGCGCAGGTGTCGCCGCTCACACCAAGGGCACAGGTGCTTCCTACCTGGTCGACCTCGTCGCCGGTTATGTCGCGGGCGACCGCACGATCCACATCGACACCGGCACTGGCACGGTGGTCGCCGGTGACTTGCTCGCCTTCGAGTCGGACACCAATGTCTATGGCGTCTTTTCCGGCTGTGCCGGTGACGGTGACCAGGACATCATCCTCAACTATCCCGGCCTGCGCGCTGCGCTGGCTAACAACAAGACGGTCACCGTCGGCAATTCCTACACGGGCAACGTCGGCTTCCACCGCTCCGCCATCGAGCTCGTCATGCGCCCGCCAGCCATGCCTGAAGGTGGTGACGCAGGTCAGCATGAAGTCATCTATGATGACCAGACTGGCCTTGTGTTCGACCTGGGTCTCTACAAAGGACGCGGCATGAACATGCTGGAGCTGACCTGCATGTATGAGGCCAAGGCTTGGAAGCCTGAGTTCATCGCAGGCCTGCTCGGCTAAACAATTCCCCGGCGTTCCTCCGGGTTTGCACACGACGCATCGGGGCCACTGCTTTTGGTTGAGCAGTGGCCCCACTCATTTTTTGACATGGCGCGCGGTCCATGCGCCACACACTGCAAGAGACCACCACCGACCTCGACCGAGCCAACGGTCAACGCGTCATCCACATCTGTGCGGAGGACAGCTCCACCGCCGTCGTCTGCACCTTCGAGTTTCAGGAGAACAACGCCGTGTGGGATGCACCCGTGCAGCTCACGCCTGCCGCCGAGCCGCTTGGCAATGCCGCCTTGTCTGACCAGCTGCTCTCGCTCGTCTCCTGCCTGCGTGACTCACACTACCGCCGCGATCTCCGCCTATGAGTCTCTCCGCCCTGCAAGCCGCCAAGGCCCGCCACCAGTCCGCCCTCACCGAGCACTACTCACGCACCGTCACCATCGGCAGCGTCATCTGCCAGACTGCGGTGCAGATCGGCGGCATCGAGCAGCGGCCGGCCGCTGATGGTCGTGGCTTCACGCCCGTGCAGATGCTCACCACTAGCATCCTCAAGAGCCTGCTGCCCACCGCCCCGGCTTCACGATCCATGCTCCGCTGCAATGACCTCGACTGGCGCATCGACAGCGTCTCCGGGCATGATGCCTGTGAAGTCGCCTGGGCCATCACTGCCGTCCGCTTCCCCATCGCCTGATCATGATCGTCGTCACCGCCAAGCTCGCCCCGCTGCTGCGTGATCTGAAAAAGATTCCCGGGCAGTTCAACCGCGTCGCCAAAGAACTGGTCGACTCCGAAGCGCGCGGCTTTGTGCGTGACGCCATCCAGAGCACGCCGCCCTTTTATTCCCGCGCCGCGCCCACCCTGGACAATCCCGGCAAGTGGGAAACCGTCACTGGCACCGAAGCCAAGAAGGCCGGTGAAGTCGCCATCAAGACCGACCTGCTCGGTGGTCGGCGTGGCGCAGGCACCGTGCGTGGTGGCATCATCACCACCATGGATGACGCCCTCTTCGACTCCGCCGTCGAG